AACCGCCGCCTGAACTCTTTTGAGTATTACCAGCATTATTTGACACCGAGCCCATAGATAGTTTTTCAAGAGCAGCGATCATTCTTTCATCGCGTGCTCTCTGTTCGGCTAGCATCTCTTTTTCTGCGCCGGTGAGTCCTTTATCAGGTTCAGAAATAAGCCTTATGGCGTCTTCAATCTTAAAGACCGATTTTTTCATTTCAAGCAGATGACGGCGCGAGTTACGGCCATCCGCCTCGATATTTTTCATTCGAGGCGAATTTGTCGCGTTATCTGCCTTGATCTCTTCGATCAGGTCTTTAAGATTACTAATGGCCATACCTATCTTCTACCTCTATTCATCTGCTGTTGACGCAGCTTAAGTCTTTCGTTTTGTTCTTCAACATGATTCAACAACAACTGGATATAGATCTCCCTTTCCCACGGTAACATTGCCTCAATCTCAGTCAAAGAATAATGATGGTGCTGCATCATGGCAAAGTTAGTTTTTAGCATACTCTCGAGAGAGTTGTGGGAAAGAGCTACCCGAAAAAATCCGATAATCCTTCCAGTGTGTACTCATTGTGCGTACCGCACTTGACACAATCAAAATTAACATCTTTAGACAGCTTCGGAAAATCCGCAAAGAACTCTTGAACTTTTTTGAATTGATCACCGTTCAATGATTCAAGGAAATCAGCAATCTCTTCGACCTTGTGATCCTTAGCAGGATATACCGCCTCGGAATCATAGATCGCTTCGATTGAAGCTGCCATAATCGCAATCAAAAGATCCATTCCCGTATTTGACTCTGAGGCATAGTGTTTTAAATAGGTCTCAGTGTCAGATACACGTGGATAGCGCATAATAATACCAACTTGATCTGTCAGCTGAATCTTTTCTTTAGGAGAAATGCCTCTTCCAGATAGTTCAATCGTATCAAGGTTAATAACGTATTCATTTTTCTCATTACAATCTTTATTTTTACACAATAAACCAAGAGTCGTTTTTTCACCGACAGACTTGGCTCTAATTTTTAAAAACACGTATTCAATATCGAACATAGCCAGATCTTCTGCCTGCACTTTGCCCAGTGTGCACGTGTTAATAAGATTTCTTAGTGTTCTAGAAATCAAGGTCATATCATTAGATTCTAGAACTGTTAATAGTACTTTTTCTTCTTTTACTGTGAACGGACGAAACTCGACCTTTTCTCCAGTCGATGGAATTTTCATTTCATACGTTGCCGTATTAAGCACGGGTAAAGCCATAATATTCTCCTATAGCATAATTTAAAGTATGTTAATGGCGTTAAGAAGACCACCAACCGCTGTACCAACAAAGTTGTTTGCAGACCAGTCATCGTATGCAAACGTTACTGAAACTCTAGATACCGTATTGTCGTTATTGTTCGATAGCTCAATAGATGAAGTTGAAACCGGAAATGCATTTTTTAATGTGCATGTATATACCGGGATATTTTTCTGGTTCAATTGCTGAATTGTAATTGTCGACACGTATTCATCTTTAAACGCAAGCTGTTTATTGTTTGTGTTCATGATTTTGTCTTGCCAAGACGAAAAAATGTTTTTGGCGTACATGTCACCTGTTAGCAAAAATGTCATCGTAACATCATCATTCATGTACGAGTAAGGCATTTTAACAGATTTAGGTGTTGTTATATAATCTGTTGTTGCCATTGTTCTGCCTGGCAATGACACTGATTCGCATAGAAATGTCAGGTCTCTTGGATCGTTAACAACCTGCCCTAGAGCACGGTTTCCACTAAGAACATTACCAAGGATGTTTCCTGACGAAAGAGATAACAATGGCATAGGGATGAAAACCGCATACCTATTTGCCGGAGCTAGACCTGTACGACGACCAATAGTCGACTTAAGGCGTTCTATACCCATTGTCATTAGATTTTACTCCTAGAATCTTTATAAACTTCTGCTGCTGTTGCACCCTTGAACCGTTGAGTTGGCAAGAACAATGCAATTTCCCATTCTGTAGGTTGGACTCTTGCAATGCGCGATTCAACATGACTGGTCAAATATCTTTTAAAACACGGTTTAAAGTACTTGAGTTTAGCTGAAGCCTGAAGAGCCGCATAACGAGCTTTTAATCTTGTTGTTTCATCGTATTTGTTGTTTGACATCGTTAAGGCATCAAAGAACTTTGCTCTCAAAGGAAGGGGCAAATAATGTAGATTCAATCCGTAAAATCCACCTGGAGCTTTGTCAACCAAAATGATTAGCGGGAATTGGTCATAAAACGGAAGCGTGTCCTTATGTTTAGGATCGTAATAGAACATATACATGTCACCAATACGAGGGCGCGTAACTCTCTCAACTGCTTCGTCTTTCAGCAAAGAATTACGGTTGATATTACGCATATTCTTAACTTGCTTCCGAAACCAAGCCATAGACTCCTCTGTCCGCGGAGTAACTCCTGCGCGGAATGCTTTTGCTTGTAGATCTTGAAATAGTGTATTAGCCATGCTATTATTTATACGTTAACCTTTAAGAATTTTAATTCCAAGACCATTTAATGTATCTTCGTGCCATACTTGAAAAATATATCCACGGTCCAATGCAAAAGCTTGAGCTGCTTCCCATTTTGATTGATTCTTTATGTACGTCATCACCTCGGTAACGTATCTTTTTGTTTTCCGAGCCGGCTGTTTTGGTGGCAATGTTTGGTTTTTTGGTTTGATCTCGATTAAATATTTTTTACCGTTCCGTGCTTTAAAATAAATATCAATGAAGTACCTATGATATTTTTTATCTGTTTTGCAAAGGTACGGTATAACAACTTCTTCGCTATTCCATTCAACAATGTCATCATTTTCGTCGAGCCACCTAAATGTGTTTCGTTCCCACAAAGAACGGAACACAACGTTAGTCGAGTCCCCTTTATACTTTTTTGGGTTCTTTACTCTGTATTTCCCTCGGTAAGCCATATAAATACTCTTATAAGAATTCGAATTTCGAGCGGAGTCGTTATGGCTAATTACACCTTTCCTAGAAACCTACAGAATCATCGTACGATGATGAGGATTAGTATCCATCAGCGTCAGAACGAGATTACTGACATCAGTAGGCAGATGCATTCGACCGAGACTGTGCTCTCTCGGATATATCTATACATGCCTACGTCAGTCCAAATCAGCGATGGTCTAACATTTGAAAACGTCAACTTAAGTAGCGCTTTAGGTATGGGTATTGATGCTATGAATGTTGTCGGCAGTGGCGGTGATATGAGTGGAGCCCTAGACACTGTCCAGGCCGGTGTGCTACAAGGAGTAGCCAATGGCGGTGGCGGTCTTGTTGCAGGTGCTGCAGCTCAAGCTCTAATTCAATCAGGTCGAGTAACTAACCCTAGAACTCAGTTGCTATTTAAAGGTCCTATTCTAAGACAGTTCTCATTTGCTCATAAATTAATTCCTTCAAATAGATCTGAAGCAGAAGACATTTACCAAATGATTAAAACTATTCGTAAGTACTCGTACCCTATTTCAGATGGTATGAGCAGCGAAAGCGAATCAATGTTTCAGTTCCCGGATGTTTTTAGAATTGAAATGGTAAGTTCTACCGGTGGCGGTAAGTTAAAAATGTCCAAGATCGCAGACACGTATTGCACAGCTATTACAACAAACTATAACCCAACTTCTAATGCATTTTATGCCGGTGGATATCCTTCTGAAATTGATATTGCAATGACGTTCCAAGAAACAAAAACGCTATCGCGTGCAGATATCGAGCAGGGATTCTAATGAAATACTTCAGATACTTTCCAAAAATGAGGTACGACTTGGATGGAAATGGTTCCACCCGAGAAGTCGTAGATATTTTCAGACTGTCAAAAATTATTACTGACTATAAAGATGATATCACATTTTATAGAACATATGTTATTCAGGACGGTGAAAGACCTGATCACGTATCACAAAAATTATACGGTGAGCAAGAATATTACTGGACTTTCTTCATCATCAATAAAGAATTAAAGAATTATTATGAAGATTGGCCAAAAACTTCTGGCGAATTAGAAATTTCTGTAAAACAAAGATATCCTGGTTATATTTTTAAATATGACGGGTTCGATCTTGTTAATAAATT